TTAGGTTGCCAATTTAACTGTTTTTTTGCGAATGTATTATCGCAATATAATTCTGCAGGGTCGCCACTCTGTGCATCATTAATTGTAATTTCAGAATTCCAATTTATTAAATTTTGTCTTTTTAATTCTTCTTCAATTATATTTATTAATTCTAGAATGCTGAATTTTTCATCCGTTCCTAGATTACAAATTAAATTATTTGTGTTCGAATTTAAATATAGCAATGATTGTAAATGCGCGCTAGCTATGTCTAGAATATGTATATAATTTCGTATACAACTACCATCTTTGGTATTATAATTTATACCATTTATAAATATTGGTTTATTATTAATAATATTTTTGAATATAGAAGGTATAATTCGTTTATTATTATATGAATTATCTTTTACATTATATTGTGGTTCATTCCCAGCAACATTAAAATATCGTAATATAACATAATTAAAGTTATAGGTGGCAGAATAATCTTTTATTATTTCTTCACATATTTTTTTAGTATTACCATAAGGACTAATAGGTTTTAATGGTGTATTTTCTGTAATGGGATTTATTTCAGGATTACCATACACAGCACACGACGAAGAAAAAATTAATTTATTAATTTTATGTTTTACCATTAAATTTAATATATTGCATGTTCCGATTACATTTGTGTTATAATACAAAGATGTATTAATAAAACTATCATTTACAAATGCTTTTCCAGCTAGGTGTATAATACAATCAATTTTATATTTCTGAAAAATCAATTTATCCATAGCATCTATATCTAGAATATCAATCTCAAAAAACTTACCATATTTATTATTTTCTATAATACCTGAACTAAGATTATCAATAATAATTATATTTTTATAACCATTACTATTGAGATAATAAGCAACATGAGAACCAATATAACCTAAACCTCCCGTTATTAAAATATACATATTATATCTAATCTTATTTTAATCTTATTCTAATCTTATTCTAATCTTGCTCTTAATAATTTATTATTACATTAGAGATTTGAAAATTAAACTTCTAAAAAAAAATGAAAAATTGAAACAAAAACAGAAACAGAAACAAAAACAGAAACAGAAACAGAAATAAAAAACAAGAAAAAATATTTATAAAATTACAAGAAGTGCTTAATCTTTAATGAATTTAATATTATTTATATAAAATGGTAATAAATCGCTGGATTGATAATGATAGTTTATTTTATCAAAATGAGTAACATAAAATGTATGTGGAATCATTTTAGATTTTCTATATGATTCATCTTCCCATTCTTCTCTTTGAAATCGTCTAATTGATATACTAGAATTATATTTTTCAATATTAATATTTGCTAAATCTGCCCAATGTGTTAATCTTTCAGTATTATGTAATGGACATATACTATCATATAATTCATTATTGTGAAAAATATCTACTATTTTAGAACAATAATTAAAAACATTATTAAAATAACCCATAAAAAGCCAATCTCCTAGCTTATTTGGATGTTCTCCTGCATATTTAATACCACCTTCCATAGTTGATGGAAAATATATAAATTTATCTAGATTTATGTCATTTATTTGATGTAATTCACTAATTAAATCAGTATTTTTATAAAATGTTAATAAATCTGTCCTACAAATAATTACTAAATCATAATTTTTAGAATCATTTTGCAATAATTTTAAAACTTTTGTTGCACTTAAAAATCTGCAATATAGTCCATATAATAGGATAGAAGCCATAAGTTTGGAATACAAATCATCATTTTTAATATTATTAGTATTATATCCTTGAATATTAAAATTATTAGCATCAAAATCATTCGGGCATTCTTCATATATAATTTTTTTGGGTTTATAAAGTTCAGTAAATATTTCAATGGGGTTTTCTAGCGGATCGTATTTTTCTGGAATATGTAATCTATTTACTTTACCTTTATAGTTATCATCCCACCAAAAATGCGCATAAACATCAACTACAACATCTTTATTTTTCTTCTTGCAATTATTAATAAAATAATTGATAATATCACTATAGCATTCTTTAATCAATCTTGGTAAACCATGAAAACATAATGCAATCTTCATTTTACCTTATTATTTTACACCCTTGAAGATTTAAAATGAGACAATAATATCTTTATTTTTATATATTTTTTATTTATAATAATGAAGCACAAAACTGAAGATTATAAATTATCGGCTGTTAAATATTACTTAAAACATAAAATTAGTATGAAAAATACTTGTGATATTTTTGAATGTTCTAAAAAATCACTTTCTAGATGGTATAGAAGATATAAGAAAGATAAATCTATTAAAAGATATGAAAGAAAACCAATATCTTATAAAATTACTAAAAACCAAGTAAAATATGCATTAGAATTATTAAATAGTAATGAACAAATAACAATGAAAGAACTCAGAAAATTAATAATAAAAAATATCCTACATTCAAAATTACATCACAACATTTAGGATATATAATAAGATTTAATAATAGAACTAGAAAAAGAACAAGGCACGAACATTTTCCAAGAGTTAGATATGGTAAAGAATTAAATAAAAAAACAGAATTAAAAAATTTTTATAAAGATGTTGATAAATATTATATTAGTAAAATTATTAGCCTAGATGAAACATCTATCAAACCTGCTATTATACCAGAATATTCACGTTGTTATCTTGGCAAAAGATGTATTTATAAAACTGATTATAGTTATATATTTAGGTCATTCACATTGTTAGTTGCTATAAATAATAATAAATGTGTAGGATATAAATTATATGAAAAATGAGGTATGACTAAAGAAAGACTACACGAATTTCTAAATACATTCATTACAGATAAATATAAAAATAATTTAGTTATTCTAGATAATGCTGGAAGTCATAATAATGAATTAATTAAGAATACTATTATTAATAGTGGTAATAAATATTTATTTAGTGTTCCATATACACCAAAAACAAACCCTATAGAAGGATTTTTTAATCAAATTAAATACTATTTGAAACTTAACAGAAAAATATTGAAATTTAATGAATTAGTAATAGAAATTAAAAATGCAATTGATAAGGTTAAACCTAAAAATTATATGAATTATTTTAATTATGCATATAAACAAAAAGATAATAGAATATATATACGTAAGATATCAACTAGAAAAAAGAAAAATAAATATTATAAAGAATAAAATGAGATTAAAAAGTGAATTATACAAGACAGAACAATTACAACTTTGTGATAAAATAATCGAAATATTACAACTAGATGACTCTAGAAGTACGACTTTATATGAACTTGATACTAATAAAAAAAAACAAAAGAAAATATTAGACCTAATACCTGATATTAGAAAATATTTTTCATTTACTTTAATAATAGGTGCATCTGAACCTGAAAAAGTAAAACGTCCATGGCTATCAATCATTAGATGTATAACTAAGTTGAAATATGAAATGGTTCATGGTGATTATGTATTAAAAAAAGATAATGAAAAAATTAGAACAAAACGGTATGTATTTTTAGTAAAATCATAAATCGATTAAATTTTCAATAGTTTCTATTTCAATTATTGAAAATGGGTCTGTAATAACTTTATATTTTTTATTTGGATTTCTATTTTTTATAAAATTATCAAAATCAAAATATATTTCCAAATGTTTTGGTAAATTTATTTCTTTTTGAATACTTATTAATCTAATTATTTTATGATTAATATTATATGGTCGATCTTGAGAACATTGTTCAAATTCACCAAATTTAAATAAGCTTTTTCCTGTTGAATAATACGGTATATAATCTATTTTGATAGATTTATATAAATCTACTAATAAATTAACAAAATTATCTATATTTAATGTAATAATATTAGCACATGAATTTATTTTATTATCAGATTCACTAATTCTATTAAAATATAAAGTTGGATATTTATTTGCACTTTCATTATCATCATCAAAATTAATTTCTTTTATTAATTGTTTTTCTAGTAAATATTTGTTTATTTCATATACAGTATTCTTTTCATTAGGTAATCCCAATAATTTAATTAAATATTTATTATCAAAATTTATAAAATCAAATATTTCATTTTCTTTTATATATCCACCCAAATATTTTAGGTCTGCTTTTTCAATTTGAATTAATTTTGTATTTTTTCGTTTATATGGAATATATGGGACACAAACACTTAAAGAATCATTTATATATACAAAAACACCGTATAAAATTCTAAACGTATCTTTGTCTCTAAATATAGCTAAATTATTTAATATTTTAATTGTTGTAAATTGAGTGCTATTATCAATAACTATATCCATATTTATTTCTTTTAATTAATTTATTGGAAAAAGAAAATTCAATTTTTTCAATTTAAAGAAATCTAATTATATTCTAGTAGTGCGTTTATTTTTAGAAAATAAATATATTTCTATAAAGTAGAAAACGCAAACCTCATGAAAGACCCTCCTGATAAGAAAATAGAATATTACAAAGGGGTTAAAATCCCTATCCAACATATACTAAAACATTATGATATCAACTATCCTAAGATTAATAATGCAGTAATTATGACTCATAAAATCGTAATACATACATTACAATTTATGAAGATGTACTTATTAGACTATTACAATACTAATAATAAATTACCTGTAATAGATACTAAATTTATAAATTGTTGTATGAAGATATTATGTAATGAAAAAGCATCAGGAAGAACTCCTAGTGTTGAAACAAAAGCTATTAAAGATACTCTTACTATATTCTACAATCAACATTATAAGTCATTACAATTAGATGAATTAACATATACTCATATGAACACGGTTTTAGATTATCTATCTGTTAGTATCATGACTCTCTATGAAAATAATATTAAAAACCATTTTGTAGAATATATAGAACGTTATGTAAATGTAATATGGCAAAAGAAACTAATTACTACCAAGATTAAAAAATTAAAGAAAACTAAAAAAGAGAGTGATAATGCAATTAATGCTTTTAATAGTGAATTAAGAAAAATAAAGAATGATTTATTAAATGTAGAAAATGAACACTATAAATCTAAGTCATTCTATCATCAATGGATTAAAGAACAAAAGAAATTAATATTACCTACTAAGACATTTATGAAAAATAATATTTATTATGATATTCAAGTATCACCCCAAGATTATCTACCTAAAATGATTTATATGATGAAATATATTGAAAATGAAGAATTAAGTATTTATAATGTATTTCCATTACGAAACGACATAATACCTAAAAGTATGAGAATAGATACCACATCATTAGTGCATTTACTTTTTACTAAGAAAGAAGGAAATAAAAGTGATTATTTAACAAAAGGTAATTTGAAAAAGAAAGAAAATGAAATATGGAAATTCTTTTTTAGAACTGAAAGACAATGTTTCAGTAAAAAAGGTTATTCATTCCATCATATGATAGATACCGATGGAGTTAGTATTACTATATTATTTATTAAAGATGAATATGTAGGTAAAAAAGTTCCTATTAATAAAATAAGAACACATGAAAAGTATTTAGAAGATATACAAACAAAAGAATTAAAAAAATTAAAGAAAAAGAAAATAGTAGCAATAGACCCCGGCAAATGCGACTTAATATATTGTGTTGATAATGATAATA